TTATTTGTCGCCATCTTTAGGGAGCCTAGGGTAAAGCACAAGCTTGAAATCATCGAGCCTTTGCCATTTTTCTTTCGTGTAAACAGCTTTTTCCAAAACGGACTTTAATAGGCTATTCTTTTTCTTTGGATCATCTGTTTTGAAGTATAGATCTAATACATGCTCTACTTGAGGAATCGTATCTTTTTTTACTCGTTCCTTTTTTATTTCAGTATTAATTTCTTTTTGGAGGTTCTCCATCATTTCAGTAATTTCATTCATACGATCTGATACAACATTAGAACGTTCTAAAAACATATCAACTGTATAAACGCCTCGCTCTAATAAATCGTGTAAATTATTTTTTTGCTTTTGAACATCTAATAATTCTTTTTCAAGCTTGCGTAATGCAGCTTGATTTATTTTTATTACTTGTTTTTCTTTAGAAAGACTGTCTTGATTATTTTTAGCAAAATCAGCTTTGTAATTGATATACCATTCCTTTAAAGCCTCGAGTAAACGTCTTTCGATTAATTCTGTATAGCTTGATTTGTTTTCACAACCACGGTGTTTGCAATCCATTGTCTTTTTTCTGTTTTTAGGATACCTTTGCACCATGCTGTATCCGCATTTCCCACATCTGATAATCCCAGCTAGAGGGTTCTTTAATCCATTCGTATTATAGGGAACGTGATACCTCGTATTTAATTTCTCCTGTGCTTTTTCGAATAAGCTTTTTGAGATAATCGGATCATGTTTGCCATCCGCAATAATCCACTCTGATTTATCTTGTCTAGCGCAACTACGTTTCGTTGCATCTGGACGTTTCACTTCTTTTCTTTTTTGCCATGTTACTTTTCCGATGTAAATATTATTTTTTAACATATCTAACACACTGTATGGATTCCAGTCGTTTCCTAATTTACTTTTATAGCCAAGCTGATTTAATTTGTTCGTAATGACGGAGGCTCCCATATCCTCATTTGCATACCATTCAAATATCATTCTCACAACAGAGGCTTCCTCTGAATTAATAGTTAATGTGCGCTCACGTTTATTCAAACGGAGGATATCATATCCGTATGGTGCATGCGTACCAAGGTAATTGCCAGCCTCTACACTTGCAATACGACCACGTTGCATACGGCGAGTAATAATCTTTAACTCTTTACGTGCCATAAACGCCTCAAATTCACTGTATTCTTCGTCCCACTCATCGTTAAGGTCATAAGTCTTTCTAGGTGTCATAATCTTCGTATTGGAGCGTTTAAATGTCTCTAAGATGATTCCTTGCTCTTTCATACCGCCACGTCCTAAACGGTCCATATCCATACATAGAACAACGTCATATTTGTTATCTTCAATTTCTTCGAGTAGTGCCAACATCTCAGGACGTTTCACTAAGCTCTCCCCAGAAACGATTTCCTCACGAACGGATAAAACATCTAAATTTAGCTCTTTAGCTATTTTCAGCAGGGTAGTGCGGTGCTTTGCTAAAGTTTCACCTTCACCACGTGCTTCGGCTTCTAGATCAGCGCGTGATTTACGTAAGTAGATTGCGGTTTTCATGGCAGTACCTCCTATATTTAGTATTAATTATACGAAAAGTAAATAAGATAAATTATAAAAATTCAATGTAGTTAAGTAGAAGTTATAGTTTTTATTATGTAATTAGACATGTTTGTGAAAAAACATTTAGCAAATGACTAGCTAGCAGCTGATTTTCATAATGCAACAAGCGTTGCTCAGCAGTATGAAATGAAACATTGAAAGTTTTTGCAATGAGGTATATCGATTCTTTTCTTGTTTCGGGAAGGTTTAGTGTCCTTAACATAAAAGTAGGAATACAAAAATGTAGCTTGAAATTGTTTGCTTTTGCTTCTTGGTAGTCTAAAAATAATTTCGGTATGTATAGCTGATTTCCTACATGGAATAGAACATGGCAAAGCTCATGACCAAAGTCCTCCCATTGTTGATAAGCCATGTTTCGATTATCAATAATAATACTGGGCAAATTATTTTTACAAATAGCACGACTTCCAAATGGAGCAAAATGTAACCAAATATTTAGTTTTTGGGCAATTGTTATCATATCAATTTGTTCTGGAATAAAGATGGATAAAGAATGATACAAATTTTTAATATAATCTTCGATTTGTGTTGTGTAGTAAGGCTGTGTTTTATGCATATCATTTCACTCCATTGTCAAAAATGCAAACGTATGTTCTTATTTTACTGTAAAAAGAAAAGCCCGTGAAGGGGGCTTTAAAAATATATAAGAATTATAGGAACAATTAACCATTCCTGTTCAAATAAATACACGCAATACAGCGTGTATTTATTTAGGTTATTTAATTAATTTTGTTTATCCCCAGGTTTACGATTTTTCTCCTTACTTTTAATAAACTCCCAAAACTGTTTAAGTTCTTCTTGTTTATCAGGAGAAGCATCTTTGATGTCTTTAAACCAAAGTCCTAGATCGGGATCTGTTAAAGGATTATAGGTATAAGTGTCTCTAGTTGTATTTTTAGTAATATCTCTACCTAAAAGATAGTCAGTTGAAACCTCAAAGAAATCAGCAAACTTATTTAACGTGTCATAATCAGGTTTTCTGTTTCCATTCTCATAACCTGATATTGTTGATTCAGCCAGATTTAATTTTTGCCCTAACTCTTTCATAGTTAGGTTATTTGTCTTTCTTAATTTTCTTAAATTCTCTCCAATCATAGGAATCCTCCTATTCATCTTCTAAGATTAATTATACTTTGCAAAGTGCAAAATTTGAAATGAATTGACAAAAACTTTGCGAAACGCGTTGACACTTTGCGTAATGCGTAGTATATTTTGAATAACAACACATTATGCGTAGTTTTAGGTGGTGATAAAGAAGTGATTGGACCAAAAGAAATGCGTATGAAATTTGGAATAAGTATTGAAGAAGCTGCAAAGAATATCGGTATTTCTGGTGGCTATTTGTCACAAATTGAAAACGGACAGCGGCAGGTCAGCGCAGAGAGAGCTGATCAAATTGCAAAGTTATATGGAAAGAAAAAAGAAGATATTTTTTTGCCTACGCGCTATTCAGTTTGCAAAGTTTTAGAGTGATAAAAAATAAAGGGGTTTGAATGCTAATGCAAATTTATGTCCGAATAACGAAAGAAGGTGAAAAAATGTCAGCACTTCCAATGGCAGTACCAACAGATCAGCAGCATACAAATGTAAAAAGCACTTCAAGAGGTGACACCATGAGCCAACAAGAAGAATATTCAGCTTCTTATGAGTTTGGAAAAACGAAAGTTTATATTGTGGCTCCTGAACCTAAACCACAAAAGGAAATTGATAAAATCCTTCGAGCATATTACGAGGCTGGTTGGGCCATCATCAAAGAAATGCAAGCAAAAGAAAGTATCGAGGATTAATTCCTCTTTTTTACATAAAAATAGACAAGTTATGTATTCTATAAACTTTATTGTAATCCTTTGACAACTTAATACGGAGGCGAACAAATATGGGAACAAGTATATATTGCAATTCGTCTATAGGTGGATTGCTACGTAATGCTAGAGAATGTTGTGAAAATGCACATTATCGAACAAAGAAAGGTCTAGCAGAGTATCTCGGCATTACTTACGAACGTTTAAAAAATATTGAATCTGGTTTTTCTAAAGTGCCTTTTGAATTAGCAATGGATTGGTGTGATGCAACAGGAGCACCATTAAATAAACAGGCAATTAAACATATTTATGGTGTAGGATTACCACCAACAGATCCTCGTTTAACGAGCGATGTAAATTTACAACTTATGAATTACATCAAGCAAGCCGAAGAGGGGATTGCGGCAGCGAAGGAAATCATGAATTTACAAATTACAACACGTTCATGGAAGTTGGGCGAAAAGGAGAAACATGAATACGCAGTTCATGCAAAAGAAATCTTCGATACAATCCAAGCTACTCAATGTGTAGTACAAGCTCTTGAACAAGTACACTTTGGCATTATGGAACAAATACAAAAAAGCTGGTTGCAAAAGGCTATGTCAGAAAACGTTATTATTCAATCGGTGGATAGCTTAATGACTTTAACAAAAGTTTTGTAAAGGAGGAAATGTAAGTGACAGTAGATTACAAGAATCCAAGCTTAAGAGAATATAAGGAACTAATTCGTTATGATGTAAAGTTAACTGGTGAAATAAAAATAGCTAAAACATTTGGTGATGATAAAAAGTTAGGAGAATTACAACAAGAGAAAAAGTTAGTGGGAATTCGAATCAAAATTATTGAGGCATCATTTACTTTAAAACATAAATGGGCAAAAGAAAAAGCTACCGCCTAGACAACAGTAGCTCGCAATAAATTCTACAAAGTAATTATACCATTTTATTTATTATTTGGACAAGCCACTGTGCTTGTCGTTATGACCAGAAAGGATTGTTACCCAACCCCCTTTAAAGATATCCCTTTCTGGTTGTAACGATGCGTACAGCATCCATTTACATAGAAAAGAGGTGAAAACCATGACAACTGAATACTATTGTCTGCATGATCTTGTTCTTCTAGGAGACTTTTCGTTTGCAAATGAACTTCATGATTGCATGAATACATGCATTTACAACATGTTCAACGCTAAATCTCATGAGGAAGCGAATTATTGGGAAGAAGAGCTTAATCGATGTGTAAAAGAGTTTAAGATGCTTCGTGAAGAAAAGGAGGAACATGAAGTATCTAAAAGTTATTGTGTGATTATTAAAGGATCTCGTTCTAAAGGTGTTAACGCTTCGCTGGTAAGTCGTAGGAAATAAAAAAATCTATCACTTTGCCGAGTGATAGATAAATAGTGGTTGGTAAATTTTAGTTAAGTTAATTATACCAAATCATAAACGTTATAACAATGGAGTGTATTGTATGCTTTTAGACAAAACATTACATAGAGTGTTGTTAAATCCCAAGATTGTCCAACAGGTAACGTCAGAACAGCACCTTGCTTATTTAGTACAGCAATATCTAAAAAAGGTTATAAAAATTATCGCTTATTACGTATAGAGGACGGATTTGCGATATGTAAACGGGAGGATGAATAACATGGCAGTTTATAGACCAGTACAAGTTTCATTTTGGCAGGATGCAAAAGTTATTGAGGAGATGACTCCAGAAGATAAATTATTCAATCTGTATCTTCTTACAAACCCATGTACTACACAAATTGGTGTATATCAAATTACAAAAAAACAAATGGCTTTTGATTTAGGATACTCCATGGAAAGTATTAATGCACTCTTAGATCGTTTTGAAAACCATCATAAATTGGTTAAATACAATCCAGAAACACGAGAACTAGCAATTATCAATTGGGGTAAATATAACCTTAATAGAGGCGGTAAACCAATTGAAGATTGTGTTCGCAAAGAACTTGATGGAGTAACAGATATTAGTCTTATTAGCTTAGTAACTCCAAAAGTTAAAAATGATAAAATTCGTGCTATTTTCGAAGATTTTCTTGCTGTTCACGATACGTGCCACGATACGTCAACGATAAGTGGGGAAAAAGAAAAAGAAAAAGAAAAAGAAAAACAACAACAAGAAGAAGAGCGTACGGACGTTGTTGAAGTTAATCCAATTTCTTTTTACGAACAAAACTTTGGATTCATGACACCTTTTATCGCAGAAGGAATTCTTGCATGGGTAGATGATTTAAATGCAGAGCTAGTTGTTAAAGCAATGGAAATTGCTCTAGAAAAAAATACAAGAAATATGTCTTATGTAAATTCAATTTTGAGAGATTGGCATGTTAAAGGCTTTAAAAAAGTAACTGATGTTGAAGTAGCCGATAAAGAGTTTCGTGCTAAACGAACAACACAAGTAAAACAACAGCTAGTATATCAATCTGTTGCTATGTCTGAATCTACTAAACAAGTATTGCAGCAACAAAAAGAGTGGAATCAAAATATCGCTACTGATGAAGAACTTGCAGCACTTAATCAACAGAATGGATGGATGCAATAATGAGTAACGGCATCATTCGTAATGTAGAAGCGGAGCAAAGTGTTTTAGGCGGCATCATCATGGAAGGGGATTTGATAAAAGATTGTCAGTTAAAACCAAATCAATTTTCTCTTCCAACACATCAAGCCATTTTTAAGGCGATGAGAGAACTTGAAGACGCTGAAAGTCCTATAGATCTTGTGACTGTAGTTGAAAAATTGGATAGTTTTATAAATCAAATTGGTGGCATTCAGTTTTTAGTTAATTTAGCTGAGGGAGTTTCGACAACAAAAAACTTTTCGTATCACGAGAGTCTCGTGATAGAAGCATGGAAAATGCGACACGCTCAAGAGGTTGCTGGTGATTTATATAAGCGTCTTCAGAAGGACAAAGATATTAGTGCAATCAGCAATACAATCGATGAACTAAATGCGATAGAGGAGACGGGTTATTCGGGCGAGTTTGATTTAAAAGAAACGCTTGTTGATCTATATAAGAAGATGCAAATCGATGTTGGCGATTTAACAGGTATAAACACTGGATATAACGATTTAAATCGAATGACTTCTGGATTACAGACAGGAGATTTAATCATTGTTGGTGCACGTCCAGCGATGGGGAAAACAGCGTTTGTACTAAACGTTGCTTATCATGCAGCAGATTCGAATACAGCAGTTGGAATCTTTTCACTAGAGATGGGAGAAGAACAATTGCTCAAGCGAATGATTTCTAGTGCTGGTAATGTTGATGCAACAAAAATGAAAAACCCTAAGAAGCTTTGTAATATCAAAGACTGGGAAAGCATCAGCCAAGCAATGGGATTGATTAACAATCTCCCAATGGAAATATACGATAAGGCAAATGTAACAATGCAAGAAATTTATGCGAAAACCAGAAAGCTGAAACGTAAACATCCAGATAAAAAGGCATTAATAGCGATTGATTATTTACAGCTTATTGTTGGTGACCCAAAGCATAGAGGGAATCGTATGCAAGAGATTGGCGAGATTAGCCGTAAGCTGAAGCTGATGGCTAGGGAATTGGATGTATGTGTAATTGCTTTATCACAGTTAAGTCGTGCTGTTGAGAGCAGACAAGATAAACGTCCTCTGTTATCTGATTTACGTGAGACAGGACAAATTGAGCAAGATGCTGATTTGATCGCATTTTTATATCGTGAAGATTATTACGATGCAGAAACAGCGAATAAAAACATAACTGAAATTATTCTGGCCAAGCAGAGAAATGGTCCTGTTGGTACAGTTGAACTTGCATTTATTAAAGAGTTTAGCAAATTCATTAATTTAGAGAGAAGATATGATAACCAACGGGAGGTACAGTGATGTTATTAAGACAGGAAGTTGAACGACGGAAATTGCTCATTATTCGTAAATTACTTAGTTTAGGGTTATCTGAAATAAACGAGAAAACATTAGATCAATTAACATTAACTCAACTTGAAGGGATTTTAACAACAGGCTTGCATGTATTGGAGGGACAGAGCGATGCCAAAGCAGCTAACAATATTTGATGTTGAGCCAGTAGTAGCATTTGATCCTAAGAAAGCGCATATTCATCGGTTGAATTCTCAAGTACGTTTTGCTGATGTGGTTGTTCAAATACCAAGCCAAGCAAGGGCAGTTGATGAGCTAAAGCTTACCACAGCTCCTAGTGAGAAATATGAAATGTTTGAGGAATATACAATTGGGATTTGGCGTTATAAGCGAGCGGAGGATAAACAATTTGAATGGGAAAAAGCCGAAGAACTTTGTAAGAAGGCAAGAGATAATAAAGAACCGATATCAATACGACTTCATCTATCCTTGGAACAATCATTTATTCCAGAAAACGTTGTGCAATATTTATAGGCAAATAAAAAAGCCAGGATTGCTCCCGACATAATTATTCGACAAAGTAATTATAACACATATAGGAGTGGTTTCGGTGGCAATTATCAAGGAAAACATTGCAGAAATGAAGGCTGAAATTTCATTAGTAGAAAATATGATTTATGTTGTGAAAGATGGACAAGTTCATCCAATAGAGCCACCCACAAGTGGTCACGGAGAACAGTCCTTTGTATATAAAAGTGGAAAAGTAACTCGTATGGATGAACGGAAGACGCAGTTGATTTAATACCAAATTTGAATTTTGTAGAAAAGCAGAATAAGGAAAGATGAGTAGATTATTAGCGAAATCCAACCCTAATCATTTCTTCATCCTCTATTTCAATTACGAATCTATATTCTTTATCTAATAACCAGTAATAAAAACTGACTGCATCAACGTCAGCTAGTGATTGGAATACATTATCAAGATTTGTACCTACTACAGGGATTTCATAGTTATCCCATAGTATAAAAATCTGTTCATTAAAATCTAGTTTGTGTGCTCTAATAAGGGAAATTAGTCGTTCTTTGTTTGGAACTACTAATTGATTGTCTATCTGTTCCCAATCTATTTTTCCAGAGACAGTTATAGGAAATGATTTTATTAAATTAGTAGCAATCTGCTGGCTTTTTCCCTGAGAGAAAATTAAAGTTTCGTCTCCTAGGGATTCAAGACATTCATTAAACAAAGGATTTGTATTATTCCTGTTTTTTGTTTTCAGTGCTCTTAACTTTTGTTGCATTTGCCATCGTCTTGAGGATCTATCATTCATTTTATCAATCCTTCTACAATTAATTAAGAATCAGTATAGCATATAGAAACAGTACTTAGGAAAGGAATTTTTTAAATTATGAACTAAACAAAAGCGTTATTTTATATTGAAAAATCCCTTGCAATTAAGGGGGATTTGGGTAAACCTTTATGGGGAGCTATTCTTTAGATAATGGGATTCTTACAGCTTCAAGTCTTTCGTATTCGATAGGACAATGAATAGGAAGTATGATGGACTCTAAAGTTTCGTTTGCTAGAGATTGTTTGAAAATTACTTCACCAGAAGGAGAGAAAAATGTAAATTGGATTTTCGTGTCAGGAGGAATTATTAATTTTGGTGATTTATTTTCCATGTTAATCAACTCCTAAAGTATTTGATTTTCTAAGAATTCCAAAGCGCATTCGATAAATATATATATGAATGCCTTTTCGAGAGCATTACTTTAGTAAATTGAGAAACTTAATAAAATAGTTATTTTGTAGCAAATAAAAAAGAGCACACATATAAATGTGCTCTTAGAAAAATAGGTTCTTATGAGAGAGGGTCTCCATACAATATCATATGCTTGTCTTATTTAAAGGTTCAAAAAATCAGCAAAAATGCTATTTGATATCTGACTTGTATATGTAAAAAGGGCATCTTTTTAAGATGCTCCTAGAAAGAGGGTTCTAATGCCTAATAGGTTTTCACTTATTTTTATATGTATACGTTGGTGTCGCTGTAAGCGTGAAAATTAAATAATTGAAATCACAATATGTATACGCAAAAAAGAGCACTGGTATGCAGTGCTCTTCAAAAGATAGGTGTCAAAGAACACTGAGCCAAAGTGCTCTTTGAATCAATGAGTAGTATAAGATATGCTAATCTCAAGAAGGTGTTAACAAAATTATAAAAAAGCCCTCTATTAAAAGTAGAGCGTATGAGTGAATATGCCTCATTTCCATAAGTTACAGCTATGGTATAAACGAGATTTGAAATGTTATACAGGGATGAAAAGGATGAATAATAAAAAATTCATTTTGGTATTTAGATTTTTGTATCAGAAAAGAGCACTTTCGAATAGTGCTCTTTAAGGAGCTAGTTAACATTTGTATGTAGATTATTAATATATGTGTGTATCAGTTAAAGGTGAAAATAAAAATTGCATTTTAAATAAAAGAGCAGCTAGCAAAAGCTAACTGTTCGGCTCCAAGGTATCTCCAAAAGGGGGACGGAGAAAGAAATTTAAATGAGTTTTGGCATACAGCCTATCTACATTATTGACGGAATACTCGTTAAATAAACGTGAGGATATTTTTAATAGTAGGATTTTAAAACACTTTTAATTTAGGGCTGATTCCAAAAAAGTGAAACACTAACAAAATATAATGTTATTAAAAGAGCAGTTCCTATAAGAATTCCTATGAGAACACCTATAAAAATCTTTGTCCATAAATTCTTCATCAATAGACCTCCTTTATGAAGAATATTAACATCTATCCAGAAATTGAACAAAATAATCCTTTTAAAAATTACTAAGACGAAAGAAAATGATATAATAATAGAAATTAAATATTTAGTCCTACTGGAAGAACCAGCGGACATCAAACTATTAAGAGTAATAACAATATTGCTCTGTGGTTTGGTGTCCGCTTTTTTTATTTTCATTAATAAAATAGACAAGGAGTGTTTATATATATGACACAATTGACATTCTTACCAAAAATCGACCGTAAAGCAACACAATCTCGATTAGAAGAGGTTCTTGAAAACGTTCGTATTTATAGACAATTTGGGATGATTAGAAATGAAATGAAGGTTACAGCTTCAGGTGAGATAAGATATCATGGACCAACAAATGTAGTAGGGAAACCAGCTGAGGATGTTGCTTTAGCGAATATAGGATTAAGTATAAGAGAAGAAAGGTTAAAACGCCTATCTTTTCAGATCGACAAGGCATTAAGTAGGTTTAGTAAGAATCAAAGAGACATTATTATAAAACGTTATTTAGAAGATGAAGAAGTTTTTGATTATATGGTTTATAACGAGATTGGCATGAGTGAGCGCACATATAGACGTAATAAGTCTAATGCTTTTTATAAACTAGCTTTCGCTCTGAGATTAGAAGCATATGAGGTAGAAAAGCATTATGGAGGGGGTGATCTATGAATTTTGTCCAACCTATTCGAGAGCCAGAGCAAATACAACAAATTAAAGAATATCTAAAGGAAAATAATGAACGCAATTATATTTTGTTTGTAATGGGAATTAATACAGGTTTACGTATTAGTGATATTTTAAAGCTACGAGTTGGTGATTTAAAAGGTAGCCATATTTCAATGAGAGAAAAGAAAACAGGCAAGCAGAAACGTATTCAATTGACACCAGCATTAAAGAGAGAGTTGCGATGGTACATTGAAGAAAGGGATGATAATGATTACTTGATTAAGAGCCGTGAAGGAAAGAATAGACCGATTGGGCGCAGTATGGCATATAAGATACTTAGAAGTACGGCAGCGGAATTTGGATTAGATGAAATAGGAACTCATACACTACGTAAGACATTTGGATATCATATGTATATGCAGACAAAGAATATCGCTCTACTTATGGAGATATTCAATCATTCATCCGAAAGAGTCACATTAAGATATATTGGTGTTAACCAAGATGCAATGGATAAGGCTATGACTAAGTTCAAGATATAGCAAACATCCTTTTTCTTTTTTGTTTTTTTACAGTTAACCATTTTTTATGTGTTGTGTAACTCAAAATGAAAGGATTGATAAAGTTAAGCGTGACAAGGGATTTAGGAATTGGAGCAGTTACACAAAATATAAGATATGGGTAAGTGAAGCGACGGTATAAAAAAGAAGCGTTGTTCGTTAAATGGACGTACCACTCTATTACCATCAAGTTAAGAAATTCATTGAATAGTATCCGTTTTTATATAATTATTATTGATTTTGAAAAAATAAAAAATCGCCTTATTAAAGGCGATTCATAGTTTATTCATTTTGCATTTTTTTGATGAATAAGTATCTTTTTAAGTTAAATGCAATGTTCTACATTAACGTCTTTCTGGTTCTTTTTCTTTTCTTCTAAGACCGAATAAACCTAATAGTCCTAATAAACCAAGCCATGCCCAATTATTATTTTTACGATTATTATTCAAATCATTTGTTGTATTCACATTTCGAGTTCTAGTATCATAATTAACTCTATTCATGTTATTGTCATTAACTTGAGTTCTAGTATCATAATTAACTCTATTCATGTTATTGTCATTAACTCGAGTTGTAATATTATTATTGTTAACTCTATCCGTATTATATCCATCGTATTCAGCATGGACGCTTGTACCAAAAACCATAATAGTTAGTAATAGGGCACCTAAAATAGATGACAGTTTTTTCTTCATGGTTTTCCCTCCTTTCATATTTAGTAATGTCTCCAGTTCCTTTAGACAATATTCGTTTAAGAATATATAAATCCATTTGGGTTAAAATTATGATAAATATCTTTAATTTCTATTATTAAAATTATTGATAATAATGGATTATGTTAATTGAAATATATGTGATATATATATGAATAAATTTTTTGTAGCAGTACATTCTATAAGGTGTAATTACTATATATGGGTAAGGTGTGCCTTATGAGTTATAAGAACTTATTTTCTTTAACCCGGAACATGGTTGGGAAAATTTTTTCTATAGTAAGCATTTTTGTTAAGAGTTTAATTTCTTTAAGGAGGAATATTTTTATGGGTGTTTTAAGTGGAAATCCACAAAATGAACCAATGCACTACGGAGAAGTCTTTGGGATTTGGAGTTATCTTGCAGCAGCACAAGGTGCAATCGCTGGTTATCAAGTTCTCATTAACCATACAGGAGATGAGGACTTAAAGAAATTTTTAGAAAACCTTGTAGAGAATGATATCCAATCAGAAGTTGAAGAATTAAAAAATTTATTAAAATTAAATGGTGTTGCATTACCGCCAGCACCTCCAGAAAGACCAGTTGCATCTATTGAAACTATTCCACCTGGTGCTCGTATAAATGACGCAGAAATTGCGGCAACGGTTTCTGCAGGTCTTGCAGCAGGTTTGGTAGCATGTAGCCAAGCTATGGGACAATCACTTCGAGAAGATGTAGGAATGATGTTTGGTCAATTCCATATGAAAAAAGCACAAGCTGGAGCTATATTGCTTCGTCTGAATAAGAAAAAAGGTTGGATTATTCCACCTCCATTACATGTTCTACAATCAGATCAAGCATAATACCTAAATGAAAATTCAATTTATTCTTTATGGCTGTTGCAATGAGCTTGTCTAGGGAAATAAGGATTATTGACAAATTAAAATAAGTGGCAGAGTCGTGACCGCTTTTTGGCAGTAAATGTGCCGGTTGTTTTGGAATTACCGTGTTATATTTGTATTGTGAGTAATGGCGGAAAACATTGCTCACAAGGATTCTTTTATAAAATTCTAAACGGCTTCATATTGACGGCATAATTTAAAATCCGTAACCAGCTTTAATGGTACTGATTGAATGATATCGTTAATATAGGAGGGCTTTTTGCTCTTCTCTCAGGAACTTGATACTGTGTAGATGCAGTTGTGCAAACAACATTGGCTTCTTGAGAAAAGAATAAAACTTCATTTACCGTATTTAAATTACAAATTAATAAGTAGTGATATAGCATCCATTCGGGTGCTTTTCTTTGTTATATAGAAATTATACATTAAACTAGTGAACATTTGAATGAGACAAGCATATACTACTTGTACCTCATTAACTTTAGTAGCCTTGACTCTCGTTAATGGGATTCTCATAATCCCTTAAAAGGAGCGCTCGCGGAAACGGGTGCTCTTTTTATTATATAAAGCGGATAGTTTTAACAGGAAGGAAGATAAATGATGGACGAAATACAACGATTTATTGCTAACAATACACATCAACTTGGATATATTATGGAAGAAGCTAGCAGGAAGTGGAAAGAGCAAGACCCTAAAGGCGCCTTGACAGTGGGACCATGTAAAGGAGTTATAGATTCTTATGGTAGTTATTATGATCTTTTAGAAAAGTTAGCATGCCTTCAAGAATGAAAGAACATTAAGCATAATGATTAAACCAATATCAATTATCCTAGGCGCTGCCGTTATCGGTTTAGCGTCTTATTTTATTGTGAGGAAGTGATGGGGTGTTTTGGTTAGGAGGTCTTATGGGATACTTCATAGGTACACTTGTTACTTTATTAGTAGTATATTTTGGTTATCGCATTGGTGAGGATAAAGAAGGTTAAGGGGTGAAGGAATGAACATTAATATTGAATCACTTAGAGAAGCCTTTAACAAGTTAGCGTATGAATTATATAAAGTAATCTCTCAGTTGTTTTCTATCTACTGGGAACAAATTAAAGAACTTTCAGCAAAGTATATGGAGTATAAGTTGGAACGTCCAGAGCGTCCAGTATATGGATACGTTAAACATAAAGTAATAAGATCACAGGTTATGTATCGTAAGCCTATCTGTGTACGAGCAAGGATGGTGTGCTAATGATTGACTATATTAAACTCATAAGAGAAGGAAAACTTATGAAGTTCTACAAGTCTAAAGAGTGGAGAGAGCTAAGGCTTAAAGCTTTAAAGCGAGATAACTATGAATGTCAGATGTGTAAGTCAAAAGGTAAATACAAACCTGCTGAGAATGTGCATCATCTTAAAGAAGTAAAGACGCATCCACATTTAGCATTAGACTTGGATAACTTACAATGTTTATGCATTCGATGTCATAATGAAGTACATGATCGGTTAGATAAGATTGAGAAGAAAAAACCTAAGTTCTTGAATGAGGAACGGTGGTAGCTATGATTATTGTGGATGGTAGTTGGACATTCGATACCGACTTAATGATTCAATATGCTGATACTGATAAGGAAGAACGAACTTCATATGAACGTGACATGTTGAATCAGTTTAGAAAGTATTCTTACTGGCGTTACTGTCAGATAAGAGACTGTGTTAATCCAAGGAAGTGCAAACGACTTAAACTTATTGATGTAAGAGAAAGATCGCAAGATGAAGAGAAATTAAAATTTACTATAGATATTCTAAAGATTTCTAGTGAAGAAGTCTTTTTTATTTTAGATTTTATCGAAACATACTTTGAATTAGTTTCCTAAAACCCCCCCCGGTCAAAAATTTTAGCTTTTTTTCTGGGGAACCATTCAACGGGGAGGGGACGTCGGAAAAAATATTTTTTGATTTTCTCACGTGAGGGGGAGGGGTGCACACAAAATACAGGGTGCATCCTTTTTAAATTCGTTTAAAACCGCCTCAAATTCGATGTATGGAAAGAGGTGGTGAATATGGATGAATAATAATGCGACACCTCAAGAAGCCGCTCACAGTGACTATTTAAGCGGTATGAAGTATAAGGACATTGCAGAAAAATATGCTGTTTCTATTAATACCGTAAAGTCATGGAAAAAGAGATATGGGTGGCAAAGAGAGGGTGCACACAAAGTTCAAAAGGTTGCACCTAAAAAAACAAGGGTGCACACAAAACCAAAGCCGAAAATAAACAAGCTAAAAGAGACTATCAAACAGGATTTAATGAACCAATTAGAAGAAAACGGAACATTTGGCGCACATTATACTGATTTAGTATCTGACTATATGGCACTTTGGGACATTAAAAACAATCTCATTCTTGATATAGAAGAAAGGGGTGTTGTTGTTGATTGGTCGAATGGAAAGCAAAGGGGCAAAAAGAAAAATGAAAGTATTAGTGAACTAAATAAAACGAATGCTCAAATGCTTAAACTTTTAGCAGAACTAGGATTGAAAGCAACAGAAGTAGATAAGGATGATGATGATGACGAAGACGTATAATTATCACCCCTACATTGATGATTACATGAGAATGGTTGAAAATGGAGAAATTCAAGCTTGTAAAGAACAAAAACAGCTTATGGAATTTCTACGATGGAAATTAGATCAACCAAACGTTGTAATAGATGCAGAAGCAATTGAAAAATCAGTGAGTGTTCCAGCACCTTATTTTCCTTTTCAATTATTCCCTTGGCAGAAGTTTTGCAATGCATTTATATTTGGCGTTCGTTATGATGATGGTCGATTGATGTTTGATCGCTTTTTTAATTTATTAGGGCGTGGTGCTGGTAAGAATGGTTGGATGGGTTATGATAGTTTTTTTATGCTGACATCACATCATGGAATACCAAACTACGATATTGATATTGTTGCAACATCAGAAGATCAAGCAAAAACCTCATTCGAAGATGTTTACAATGTTTTAGATGATCCAAAACATAAGAAAAAAATGAAGAAGAATTTTTATAAGTCTCAAACATTGATTCAACATAAACGTACAAAATCAAAAATGAACTACAATACATCAAATGCTAGAACAAAAGATGGTAAGCGTTCTGGTATTGTTATTTTCGATGAGATACATGAATATGACAATTACAAGAATATAAAGGTATTTACTTCTGGTCTTGGTAAAAAGAAAGATCCACGTATTTTCTATATTTCTACAGATGGTTATGTTCGTGGTGGTGTTCTTGATGATTTAAAAGAAGAAGCAAGAGCAGTATTAAATAAAGAGTTGCCAGATTCCACATTATTTCCGTTCATTTGTAAATTAGATGATTCGTCAGAAGTAGATAATGAAGAAATGTGGGAAAAAGCGAATCCATCATACCGATATAATCCATCTTTACAACAAAAAATGCGTCAAGAATACTACGATATGCAGAAAAACAGTTCATTACGTATTGAATTTATGACAAAACGAATGAATTCACCAGTTGAAGATTCTAGAAAAGAGGTTGCAACCTATGAAGATAGATTAGCAACAGATCAACCTTTTCCAGAGAATCTAAAGGGTATTGATGCAGTAGGCGGTATTGATTTTGCAGATGTTCGAGACTTTTGTTCTGTTGGTTTGTTATTTAAACATGATGGGAAAAGATATTGGATACAGCACACTTTCATTCATCATATGGCTTTAAAATTGCAAGATATCAACCCCGATATTATTGAAATTGCAAAAGAAAAAGGTTTATGTACGATTGTTTATGATAAATCCATTGATGCAGATCGTGTTGTAAATTGGTATTTAGAACAAGCAAAAATATTTAATATCAAGAAGGTCGCTTGTGATAGTTTCCGTGCTTCCATCTTAGAGGAGAAATTCAAGGAAACGGGGATTCCTTTAGAAGTTGTGAGAAGAGGCCCGATTACACATGCAAAATTAGCACCATTAATTGATGAGATGTTTATTAAACAATTAATTGTGTTTGGTGATGATCCGTTAATGCGTTGGTATGTAGGGAATGTTTATGTAGATGAAAAAGGAAATGGAAACAAAGAGTATTGCAAGATTGATAAAGAGAAACGGAAAACAGATGGTTTCTTTGCTTTTACTCATGCTTTAACACAAGATAGTGAATTAACAGAAGCAAAACCATTTTCTGTGGATGCATTTAAGGTAAGAACTTACTAGAAAGGCAGGTGAGGGAATGGGGTTAATTGATTGGATTGGTGGTTGGTTTGGAAAAAGGAGCAGGGCAGATTTAAAAAGTTGTTTTTATGAAGCTTCCATAGATTACTTCTTTAAAAAACTGGCTGTTAATACTTGTGTAGATTTAATTGCGAATACGCTTGTTCGTTGTGAATTTCAAACATTTGAAAAAGGAATAGAAGTTCGAAAGGGAAATCACTATTTATTTAATGTGCAGCCCAACCAAAACCAAAATGCTTCACAATTTATGCATAGTTTAGTCTCACATTTAATTTATGATAATGAGTGTTTAGTAATTATGCATAACGATCAACTATATATTGCAGATAGTTTTAGCAAAGAAGAATTTGCATTAAAAGAAAATATATATAAAGGCGTTACTGTTAAAAACTTCACTTTTACCGAAAAGGTATTTAAAGAGAGTGAGGTTTTTTATTTTCAATTAAATGATGAAAATATCATGAATGTAATTGATGGTTTATATAGTAGCTGGGGCAAATTAATTACTTCTGCTACAAGTATTTATAAGCGTTCTAATGCAATGCGTGTTGTGGTGAAAGGTGAATTTTTAAGAGCGCAAACACCAGAAATGCAACAACAAATGGATGCGATGTTCAATGAACAGTTTAAAGCGTTTTTTGAAGCAGATAATGCAGGTGCTGTGTTCCAATTACAAGATGGATATACATTAGAGAATTTTAGTAACACTTCCAAAGGAAACAAATTAGATAGTCGAGATATTAAAGCACTTGTTGATGACATTATTGATTTTGTTTCAATGGCTTTTCATGTACCAAAAGGAATGTTAAAAGGTGATGTTGTCGATGTCTCCAAGCAAACAGATAATTTCCTTATGTTCTGTATTAATCCGCTTGTAGAACTTATTGCAGATGAAATAAATCGTAAGTTTTATAAGAAGGAAGAGTACTTAGAACGAACATATTTAAAAGTAGATACGAGTCGTATTAAATATGTAGATATTACACAACTAGCAAGTGCTTGTGATGTGTTCTTTAGAATTGGTGCAAATTCAATTAATGATATTTTACGGATGTTAGGACGTGAACCAATTAATGAGGAATGGGCAAATAAACGGTATGTTACGAAAAACTATGAATCAGTTGAAAATGCAGCAGCATTAGGGGGAGGTGATGAGAATGACAGTAACGGAAATTCCGAAAATCAAAAATCGATTTGAGGTACTTAATAGCGCTAATACTGAAGAAGCAGACTTATATATGTATGGAACTATTTCAGCGTATTCTTGGTATGACGGTATCTCAAGTAGTAAAGTGCGAGAACAGTTAAAGAATATTACAGCCAAAACAATTAACGTTCACGTCAATAGTGGTGGTGGAGATGTATTTGAATCAATTGCCATCTCTAATTTATTAAAAAATCATTCTGCCCAAATCGTTATTCACATTGATGGTTTGGCAGCAAGTGGAGCATCTGTTATTGCAATGGCAGCCGATAAAATTATTATGCCGAAGAATACAATGATGATGATTCATAGAGCGTGGACATATGCAGCTGGTAATGCTGAAGATTTACGAAAAGTAGCTGATCGCCTTGATAAAATTGATACTGCAGTAACAGAAAGCTATACTTCCCGATTTGTAGGAGAAAGAAACGAATTAGAGGAATTGTTAGCAGAAGAAACTTGGTTGACTGCTGAAGAATGTAAAACATTTGGCTTCTGTGATGAAATTGTAGATGAGATTGAAATACCAGAAGAAGATAATGAAGAAGATGAAGATGATGAAACAACAAAAGAAAAAATATTAAACAAATATATATCATCAGTATCAGCTAGTACAAAAGAAGAAAACCAAGAAAATACGAACAATACTAAAAATGCTTTATTTACATTACTAACGGCATTGAACACTTCCAAAAGGTAGTGTTTTTTATTTTGCATAAAATAGGAGGAAATGAAAAATGGCAATTAAAAATTTAGATCGTGAAGCACAGAAACAAAACGAAATGAAAGAAAAATTATTAAATGCAATGAATAGTGGAAATGAAGAAGCTGCAGCTGCAGCTATGGTAGAGTTTGCAAATTCTATCCAAGAAAATATTATCAATGAAGCACGTAGAGCAGTTAATGAAGATTTAACAGATCAACAAGTGATGGCAAGCCGTGGACTACAAGTTTTAACAAAAGATGAGCAATCCTATTATAACGAAGTAATCGCAAATAAAGGTTTTGCAGGAGTTGAAAAGTTAGTACCTGCAACAGTTTTCGAACGTGTATTTGAGTATTTACGCACAAATCACGCATTGTTAAACTATATTGAATTTGTAAATACGACTGGTGTAACAGAATGGATTGTGAAAAAAGGGAATGTACAATCTGCTTGGTGGGGAAAACTTTGTGAAGAAATTAAAGAATTATTAGATGATGGTTTTGAATCTATCCCAACAAACTTATATAAATTAAGTGCATATGTTCCAGTTTGTAACGCAATGTTAGATTTGGGCCCAGTTTGGTTAGATCGTTATGTTCGTGAAATTTTAACGGAATCAATGGCAATTGCGTTAGAAGAAGCAATTGTAAATGGAACAGGGAAAGATCAACCAATTGGGATGATGAAAGATCTTAATGCAGCGGTAACAGCAGGAGTTTATAGTGATAAAAAAGCAATTGTGCTTACTAGTTTATCACCAGAATCATTAGGAAAAGAAGTTATGGCACCACTAACAAAAGGTGGACGACGTGCCGTAAATAATGCACTTATGGTTGTGAATCCTCTTGATTATTGGGGAAAAATCTTCCCAGCAACTACATTCTTAACACAAAATGGTGCATATGTATCTGGTGTGCTTCCAATTCCAGCTACAGTTATTCAGTCTTTAGCTGTTCCAAAAGGAAAGATGGTTGCAGGGATTGCAAGTGATTACTTTATGGGTGTTGGTTCGACTCAAAAAATTGAAGTATCAACAGAATATAAATTCTTAGAAGATGAAACAGTTTATTTATCTAAGCAATATGCAAATGGTCGTCCAAAAGATAATGAATCGTTCTTAGTATTTGATATTAGCAGCTTAAAAACTGGTGGTAGTCAAACACCTACACCCTAATCAATCCTCTACATTAAGAGTGGAGGGAATTGATTTTAGTAGCATGTTAAAACCAGAATTAATTGCTTACGCAAATCAGCATAATATAGACATTTCTTCTGCAACCTTAAAAGAGGATATTCGTAAAATTATAGAAGAATCAGTAACAAGTGGTGATTAAAATGGAAAAAACATTAGATGAAACATTACTTGAAGATGTAAAAAGCCGTTTGCGTATCACTTGGAATGATGAAGATGAACAGATAAATAAAACAATCAAACGTGGAAAGGCGTATTTACAAAAACTTTGTGGTACGTCTTTTTCATTTGATGAGGAAGATGAAGTAAAACAACTGCTTATTGAGCGTTGTAGATATGAATACAACAATGCCTTAGAGGATTTTGAAAAGAATTTTCGAGGAGAATTACAACGTTTAATTATAGATGCCGCATTAAAAGAGAGGGCAAAACATGAAGCCATACAATGAAACATTTAATGACGGTTTTCTAAAATACGGACATACAGGAACGAAGCGTAGTGAAAACGCCAAACGTATAAAAGGCGTGTTTCTGAAAGAAGGAAAACTTGCTTTTAGAGAGTTATCAGCACGAGATAGCGATTATCAATCTTGTGGATTATTAAATGCAAAGCTAGATAAGAAAGTCAAAACGCTGTTTCCACCTTCTTTTCGTTCCGTTAATAAAAACCAGTTAAAAGCAGTTATAGATGCTTTGCAATATGATGTAATCAAAGTCGATTCAGACAAGAGATATTTATATTTTTATTTGCAGGAAGTAGGTGGATATGATGAGCAACGAACAATCGAAGAAACGACTGCAAAAAATGAATAGTTTGCTAATCTCAAAGTTGAAAGAACAGTTTGAGATAGGAGTTTATCAAGATCAAGTGAGTGAAGATGAAGAAAAAGACTATCATTATTTCATCTTTGAAACAGGTGGTTTTGAAAAAACAGATAGCAAGTTCACATTAAAACAAAATGTTTTAATTCGTTATTACTCGGAAAATCGTGATGATCTAGACGAAAGAATGCTAGATATTATTGCTGCACTTGAAGCTGCAGGAAATTCATTTCAGCATTCTAATAAAACATCCATTCAAAAAGGCGAATTGGATGAATATATTGATGAAATTGAGATTTATGTAACAAGGATTGTCAAATATGGCTGCTAGTTCATGGAGTTTAGAGTTTGGAGATATTGAGAAATTAGAAAACAAACTTAAACAGATTCCGAACAAGTCAGAACAAGCACTAAATAAAGTGTTACATAATGACGGTGTAAATTTAGCAGTAGAATCTATTCAACCTCAAATCCCTATCTCTACATGGAAAGGGAGAGTTAGAAATAAGCGACATGCAGGAAATGAAAAAGCATTAACAAATAGCAAAATGAACCTTGGTTTTACGATTCGTCCAACACCAAGGTTTAATTATTTAAAATATCCCGATTTAGGTATCGGTAGATCAGCAAAAAACACTCCTCAAAAAATATTGGAGCGAGGATTACAAACAGCTACACCAAAAATATCGGAATGTTTAAATACAGAGTTAGATAAAGTTATTCAACAAACATTAGGAGGTTCATAATATGGCAAAAACAATTATTGAAGAATTTGATCCAATGACATTTACCAATGTAGGGATTCAATTTATTGAAGGTGGAGAACAACAAGTAGGAACAAAGTTTGGTTGTGTTGGGACCATCGAAGGTGAAACGGAAATGCTTGAAATTGTTAAAAAGTGTGAGGGGTTAGAAGTTAAAAAGATTTCTAGACCATCCAAAATGATTATGACTCTTTCGGGGCATTTACGTGTAGCAGTTCTTAGAAAGATTTTCGGAATAAAAACAGATGGATTAAAACCAGGTGTATGGTCATATGGTGCTAAATCTAAAGGGGAACCATTTGTCCTAACTGCAGATGTAGTTGATGAGTTTGAGGATTTACAAAAACTTGTTGCCTTTTCTAATTGTGCTTCTTCAACAGGATTCAAATTTAAAGTGGAAAATGGTGCAGATGAAGTTGCGGAAACAGAACTTGAGTTTACTGTAATGAAAGATAGTAATAATGAATTCTATTATGAAGCATTCGTGGATGAACTAGAAGACCAAACGGTAAAAGATCAATGGCATACAAAATTCACACCAGAACTTGTAAAAGCAACAACTCAAACACCACAACAGTAATAGGGGGACAACAAATTGGTGAAAGTAGAAATTGTAAAATTACAAGAAGTAGAAACTGTACAGTTAGACAACGGACAATTCCAAAGAATAACTAAAAATCAACAAACAGTCCCTTGTTACATTACAAATTATGCAGTGAAGAAGGGGAAAGATTTAGGATTACTAGAAGAATCCCTTTTGCAGGGGTTATTTAAATTAAAAGGTTTAGTGAACGTTGATCCAAATCAACTTGATAGTATAGATAGTACTGCTTTACAAGGAATTGACGAAGTTGAATTACAAAAGATCATTTATTTAGGGTGCTTAGGTGCAAATAAAAATTTCCCTTATGATTTTGATGCATTTTTAGAGCGATTTCATTATTCCTTTGATGCAACAGTAAAATTATATGCACAATTAATTTCTGGTGTAACAACAGGACAACAAAACGGATTTGCAAAAGGATTAGCCAATAGCACCAGAAATGGAAAAAAGAAATAAGCCCACCGAAAATAAACATTGAATGCGTAGAGGACAAATATGTTCTCTACGTTTTAATTTATGGGATTGATCCAGATACATTTTGGCACTTTCCTGTTGCATCGGTGGAGCGAATAGCCGAAGGAAAACTTGCTTTTGATGGTTGGAAAGCCAATCCACGTTAAAGAAAGGCAGGTGAAAATATGGCAAATGGTCCAGAATCAAAAATAACATTTAAAGTTTTCAATCAAGAATTTAATAAAGCAATGGGTGAAATGAAGAATGAAAGTACAAAGTTACGTCAAGAATTCACCTTGCAACAAGAACAACTTAAATTAAGCAGTACAGAAACAGAAAAACTAACTGCAAAGTTAGGATACCTACAGCAGCAACAACAATTGGCAGCACAAAAGGTTGCAGCAACTGAACAACAATTAAGTAAAGCAAAAGCTATATATGGTGAAAACTCTGTAGAAGTTGAAAAACTTGCACGTCAATTAGCGAATGCTCAAATAGCTGAACAAAAGTTTTCAAATCAAGTTAAAGAAACTGAATCAGCACTTCAAAGATTAGGACAACAAAATAGTGTTGCTGCACAAGAATTAAATAAATTAAGTGCAGAAGAAACTAGTCTTGCAAATAAATCAGCAAAATTACGTGCTGAATATGATTTGCAACGTGCAGCACTTGGTAATAATGCAACTGAATCTGAAAAATTAACGGCAAAGATTCATTACTTGGAACAAGCACAGCAAAATGCTGCTCAACAAACACAAAATTGTGCACAGAAACTAGAAGCTGCTAAATCACAGTATGGAGAAAATTCTGCTGAAGTAAATAAGCTTGAAACAAAATTATTACAACTAAGAGCAGCGGAACAGCAATTGCAAAATGAAGTTCGACAAGCTAATACAGCACTATCAGAACAAGCAAACACTGCAAGCCAAGCATCAGAAAAAATTAATGCTGCGGGTGAAAAAATGCGAAGTGCTGGGGAAACTATGTCTACAACTGCAACACCAGCTATTTTAGGTTTGGGTGCAGGAGCAATGAAAGTAGCTTCTGACATGGATGCTTCACAAAGAAAAATCCAAGCAAGTTTAGGTTTAACATCCGAAGGTGCTCAAAACCTTGAAAAGATAGCAGAAAGTACTTGGAAAAATGGATTTGGTGAAAATCTGGCAGAAGTCGATACAGCATTAATAAAAGTATTTCAAAATATGCGTGATGTTCCAAATGAAGAATTACAAGGTGCAACTGAAAATGTATTAACACTTGCTCAAACATATGATGTTGATCTGAATGAAGCAACTCGTGGTGCAGGTCAATTAATGAGTCAATTCGGATTATCTACAGAAGAAACATTTGATTTACTTGCTGCAGGTGCTCAAGAAGGATTGAACTATTCAGATGAATTGTTTGATAACCTTTCAGAATATGCACCGTTATTTAAACAAGCAGGTTTTACGGCTGATGAGATGTTTAATATTCTAGCAAATGGTACTCGTGATGGTTCTTACAATCTTGATTATATTAATGATCTTATAAAAGAATTTGGAATTCGTGTGCAAGATGGTTCTAAGGGCGTCGCTGAAGGATTTGGTGATTTATCCCAGGAAACACAATATGTTTGGGCAAGCTTTAACGCAGGAAAAGCAACCGCAGCCGACGTGTTTAAAGCTGTTACTGGTGATTTAAAAAACATGGATGACAAAGTGAAAGCGAATCAAATTGGCGTTGCTCTTATGGGTACAAAATTCGAAGATATGGGCGCTGATGCAGTTTTAGGTCTAAATGAATTAAATGGTGGATTAGGTAAAACCAAAGGCGCTATGGATAACATGAAAAAGCTCCAAGAGGAAGCGTTTGGGCAACAATTTAAAAGTATGTTGCGAGAATTAGCAGCTGCTCTTGAACCTTTGGGAAAAGTTTTATTATCGTTAGCAAAAGATATCATGCCTTCTATTTCAAGTGCAGTAAAAACCGTATCAGATGGATTTAATAATTTATCTCCAACTGCTCAAAAAATCATCATAATAGTTGGTGGCATTGTTGCCGCCATTGGTCCCTTGCTAATCATTCTATCCTCACTTGCTCCACTCGCTGGTGCGTTAGCTGGTGCATTTGGAATTACGGCAGGGGCAATGCTTGGATGGATCGCAATTATCCCAATCATTATAGCGACTGTTGTGGGATTAGTTGTTGCAATCGTTCAAAATTGGGATTCTATTAAAGAATGGACCATAAATACTTGGAATGCGATTAAGGAGTTTTTAGTAGGTATTTGGGATGGTTTACTTCTAATATTAACTAATACTTGGAATATGATTAGTACAACTACAACAACAGTTTGGACTGCTATTTCAGAATTCTTCACAATGATTTGGAATGGCATTGTACTGTTTATCACTACAGTTTTACAGGGGATTACTACATTTTTCACAACAACTTGGACTGCTATTTCAACTTTCTTTATGGAAATTTGGAATGGAATTGTAGCCTTTTTAACACCTGTCTTACAAGGGATTGCAGATTTTTTTTCATTGATTTGGAATGGTATTTCTACTGTAATTCAAACCATATGGAATTTTATTAGTCAATATTTACAAGCGATTTGGACTGCTATTTCCTATTTTGCAACGCCAATATTTGAAAGGATTAAAACTTTTATTACAGGTGTATGGAATACAATTAGTTCTACTACAAGTACAGTTTGGAATGCGATTAAGAATTTCTTATCTACTTGCTGGAATGGACTAGTTTCTTTTGTCATGCCTATTTTTAATCGTATTAAAGATTTTATTGTTTCTGTATGGAACACAATCAGTTCTACTACAAGCACGATATGGAACACAATAAAAAATGTTTTATCAAGCATTTGGAATTCTATTGTTTCTGTAGTAACTCCAATTTTCAATAACATAAAATCAGCAATATCTGCTGTTTGGAATGCAATTAGTAGTACAAGTAGCAGTGTTTGGAATGGCATGAAATCTACTCTTTCAAGTATATGGGAAGGTATTAAATCGACAGCTTCTAGTGTTTGGAATGGATTAAAAGAAGCAATTATGACACCCGTTCGTTGGGTTACTGGTGCAGTAGAAGGCGCTTTTAATGGAATGAAATCTGCTGTATTAGGTGTTTGGGATGGTATTAAAAGCGGTATCAGAACAGTCATTAATGGCATTATTAGTATGATTAACAAATTCATTGATGGATTTAATACACCTGCCAACCTATTAAATAAAATTCCCGGTGTAGATGCACCAACTATTCCACATGTACCAATGCTTGCAAAAGGTGGTCATGTTCTTGGAAATGGACAATTCATTGCTGGTGAAGCTGGGCCCGAATTATTCAGTAAAAAAGGAAATAAAGTATCGGTTACACCTTTAAGTTCTTCAGAAAAAGCAGCTGGTATTGGTGGACAAATGAATTTACTTACAAGAAATGTCGCAGAAACGATACAAAATGCAGCTGCACAATTGGCACAAATTGTTGCATTTGACGTACCTAATGCATTAGGAGATGCACTTTTAAATGGTCTTCCTAATATGGCAGGAACAGCAACAGGGGAAGGCAGTAATCAACAACCAATTGAAGTTAATTTTTATAATACTGTTCGAAATGAACGTGACATTGATCGTATGTTTGAAAAAGCGGATGATTGGTTTGCGCAAAAAGGACGTAACTTAAATATTGGCATAGGGAGGAATTGATTTGCTAGACATTGGAATTGATAAGGAATTAGCGAGTGATTACGGATTATGTATGGTAGATCGTCCTGTTATTCCTACTGCAAAACAAAAAGTAGAACACATAGAAGTATCTGGAAGGCATGGTTCACTCACGAAAAAAGGGGCATTTGAGGATGTCCCTTTTAAAATTAAATTTAATTTGCTAGAAGAAGAAAATATAAAACCTTTAGTGCGTGACATAAAAGTTTGGTTTATGAATGGTAAAACCCTCTATTTTACAGATGATGAGGTGTATCGAAAAATCAAACATGTAGAAATTGGTGACATTGTAAATGAAATTGAAGAACACGGAGAATTCGAAGTAGAAATTACACTTGATCCTTTTGAATATGTTGAAATAGTTCCATTTGTAGTAACGAAATCAGAAACATTTATGAATATCGGAACATATGAATCTGCTCCTAAATTTGAGATTTTCGGGAATGGTGATGTACGAATTATGATAAATGACGTTTCCTTTCAGATAAAAGGAATAACCAATTCTGTTATAGTCGATTCTGAACTTCTCATTGCTTATGAAGGGACAAGACCAATAAAAACAGTAGGAAGTTTTCCTAATTTCCAAGTTGGAGAAAATACAATTACATGGTCTGGAAATGTAAATGAAATTTTAATTGAACCACGGTGGCGATATGTATGATTACACTATATGAAGCAAATGAAACAGATTTTACACATAATGGAATAGGGGTTTTAGATAACCATATTTATGATGCAACTGTTGAGGAAGAACTCAACGGTATATTTGTATTTACTTTTAGTTATCCTTTATTTGCTCCTCACGGAACAAAAATTGATGGTATGAGCATTGTTAAAGCACCAACACCCGATGGAGATCAATTATTTCGAGTTGTGACACCTAAACCAAGCATGGGTGAATTAAAAGTACAATGTTATCACATTTTCTATGATTTAACTGAAAACTTAATTGAGGATATATTTATTCAAACAACAAACGGAAACGGTGCAATGAATCGTTTATCAGCAGGATGTCAATATAAGCATCCGTTTACCTTTTATTCTGATATACCAACCATTGCAAGCGCTCGTATTGTACGGAAAAATCCAGTCGAAGTGATTTTAGATAATAATCAAGATAACTCTTTTATCAATCGTTGGGGTGGCGAATTAAAACGAGATAATTTTGATGTAAAAATGTTAAAGAATCGGGGAATGGATAGAGGAGTTGTCATTCAACACAAAAAAGATTTATTAGGATATGAAGGAAATGTTGATTGGAAAAGCCCTGTTACAAGGATTATGCCACAAGGGTTTGATGGTTTGCTTTTACCAGAAAAATATGTTGATAGTCCACTTATAAATAAATATCCTCATCCTAAAATTAGAGTGGTGGAATTTAAAGATATAAAAGCAGCTATTGGAGATCATGCAAAAGATGAAGATGCAGTTCCATTGGAAGAAGCGTATAAATTATTGCGTAAAGCTGCAAAAGAAATGTATGAGATTCAAAGAGTAGATCAACCAAAAGCAACATACAAAGTTGAATTTCTAGAACTATCACAAACAGAAGAATATAAAGACTATGCTGTTTTACAGAAGGTGTACATGGGGGATATTGTTACTATCAACCATGAAGAAGACAACCTTCATATTCAAGCAAAAGTAAATGCATATAAATATGATCCTATTGAAAAGAAATATATCGACTTAACGATTGGTAACTTTAAAGAATCCTTTACAAACTTAGCCAATAAGCTGGATCAGATGCAAAATAACTTAGAAGATATGCCATATGATATTTTAGATGCAGCAAAAGAACACGCAACCAATCTTATTAATAGTGGTTTTGGTGGTCATGTTCGTATTCATCCAGACAGAATTTTAATTATGGATACAAAAGATGAAATGACTGCTACAAAGGTTTGGCAATGGAATATTAACGGTTTAGGGTATTCAAGTACTGGAATCAATGGTCCATATGGACTTGCGATGACAATGGACGGACGAATTGTAGCTGACTTTATTACCGCTGGAACACTTAGTGGTAATTTAATAAAAGGTGGAGAAATAAACGGTGCTACTTTAAGAACGTCTGATACAAAAAACTATGTAAGTATATCAAAACAATTTATACGTTTGTTTGAGTCAGACATTACCCGTATGTTTTTAGGATATTATATAAATTCAAGAAAAGAAATGCAGCCCACTATCTTTTTAGGTGGAAACGATGATATAACCGCTTCACAAGGGGCAGTAGCAATATATCAACAATCTGACTCATATCCCAAAGCTGGCGGTATTGGTATCACAAGAGGGTATATAAGCGGAAGTAAAACAGATTTGTACTTTCCAGCAAATATTTTCTTTGACCAAAACGGAAAGATGGTTATTAAAGCGGAAGATTCTTTAAATATAGATGCATTATACTCATACATGAATTTAACTGCTGCAACAGATTTCGCAGCGAAAAGTAAAAAGAATCTCATGCTTGAAGCGACTGAAGAGAATATGCATTTTACAGCAGGAAAAGGATTCCTGTTTCATCAAAACGGAAAGAGAATCTTTTCGGTAAAAACTTCTTCTAGCGGTGATACAGACTTAGTGCTTCAGTATTCTTTGCTACGAAATTCTAATTCTGCAAATGGATACCTTCAAGTTATGTCTGGCACTGGTTCATTTTATGGTGGGATTTTAGCCGCTGATTTTAAAGTATCATCAAAGAAAAAATACAAGACAAACATTCGTGATATTGGATTTAGTGCATTAGATAAAGTAATGGATTGGGATATTAAACAATACAACCTTAAAACAGATATGGCAAAACTTTATGATATGCGTATGAATCGAAAAGAAGGAGAACCACCAATTACTACTGATGCAATTCCAACACATTATGGTTTAGTTATTCCAAATGAAGAGGAAGAAACAGGTGTAGGTTTATATGGTATGCTCTCACAATTAACAAAAGGGTTTCAAGAATACGTAACAAAAACAGATGCTAGAATTGAAAAAATAGAGCCACAACAGCCTAAGGGAAATGTAAAGCATAGAGGAAGATCAAAACGCACGAGAAGACCACCTAAACGCCTTAAAAAAGGTGCGATTGAAAGGAGCGTAACGAAATGAGAAATGAAGTAATTATAATTGATTTGGCTGATCCAGTATTCACAAAAACCATTCGTTTACGCCAAAATGATAAAAATGGCTTAAAACTAACTGTATATCTAAAAGATAATGGTAGAGTAGTTGATTTAACTGGATATGTAGCAAAGTATGAAGCAATAAATAATAAACAGTTTATTCGGGATGATGCCAAAATTATTGATGTAAATAATGGAATCATTGAATATATATTACCTGCTAAAGCGGTCTCAACTTCTAACGAATGGATGGCTTATTTTGTTATAGAAAAGGGAGATTCAGAACGTACAAGCACACCAGATATCCGAATTGTTTTAAGAAGAGATGTCAAAGAAGGAAATATCAAACTGGAAAGTTATATTTCTGATTTTGAAAAAGCCTTGGAACAAGTAGCAGGATATAGAAAAGAAATTGATGATACAAATAAACTAATCGTAGAGTTAACAAAATTAATTAATGCAAATAATGTTCAAGTGCCAAAAATCACAACAGATGTAGGTGGTGCGTTAATCTCGGTTAGTGATCCTACAAAAAATATTCTTGATGAAATTGTAGCCAGAGGACTAGGGATAAACACAATTTATTGTCATGGCAGTGTGCAAGGAAATACACCTAACGCTAAATCGTGGCGTGGTATCTCATTTATAAATTCCCCTACTTACGGATTTATTTTTGCAAAAGATTATCAAAACAAACTCTGGACTAATTATATTGATGATGCAAAAGGTTGGTTAGGATGGCAGGAACATCCATCATTTGAAGATGTGAAAAAAATGTTCTCATTATGGGGATTTGACGAAAAGAGATTGCTTTTGAATGGTAAATCAATTTTAGAAGAAGAAGCTGATGCTCTAGTCATTAGTAAAGATACGAAATATAAAAAAGTTAAAGTTGAAGCTGATCTCTTAATCCACAATAAACTTCAAGCTCCTTCTAATGCTGCTGTTTGGTTTCATAAAGAAAAACGCTACAATAGCGGAAAGTGGATTGTAGAGTTTAACGATAAACCACGTTGGGGTTTTAATAGAAGTGTAGATCGTTCTGGTGGTCTATTTCACATTAAAGAAAGTGGTATCTATGATATACATGCTTACCTGTCTGCATTAGCCCAAACAGCGGATGCTGAACATATACTTGAAATCCACATATTAGATGCAAGTGGAAAAACAATTGAAGAACATGAAATTGCAGGAGAAATTACGGGCTATGTAAGTAAATGGGTTAGGATGACAGGTAGTTTTCAGTGGTACTTTACAGCAGGGCAAAAATTCAAAGTTGTTTATAACAATAAAGACAAAGATCAGATTTATGTTTGGGAAGCAAGAACTACTGTTACCCAGTTATCAAAAGGTTTAGATGAAAATAATGCGGTTTAATAAGTAAGTGTACAGAAGTAGGCTTTTTTATTTTGGATAAAATACGGCTTTGATACGCAAACATCTGAATTACATTCACAGTGAATAGGGTTGTCTCATAATATATAAAGATTGATTTATTAAGGTGGATGAAAGGTGTGAGCGTATGGAAGACGTATATAAAAAAATTGACAGCCTAAAAACGGAACAAAAAGAAATCATGAGAGATATTCGCAATTTAGAAACTCGTACAACTATTAACGAAAAAGACATTTCTACAATTAATAGGCAGTTAGAAAAAATTAGCATAAATACAACATGGATTTTGCGAATTGTTATTAGTGCAATAGTTATGGCAGTTTTAGGATTGATAATAAAAGGTGGTATTTAAAGTATATGTTTAAATGTGGTTATAAAGGGGGACAATCGTCTCTCTTTTTATTTTGCTTGAAAGGGGGTGAGAACAATGTAAAACAAGACAAAAAGAGTGCGGTAAAAATAAGAGTAAATTAAAGAGAATCAAAAAATCAAACAACAAAATTCGAAGGAGATGTTTAATAATGACTATTAATTCTAATGAGGTAAATCAATCAGTAGTTGAAGAGGTAATTAAAGAGGTTCAAAAACGTTTTGGTTTAATTCCAGGATTCTTCAGTGAGGATAAGGAAGCGGGCGCTATCTTCTTAAATAAAGGTAATTATGAAAGCAGTGTTTGGATGGATGGCGAAGGACTCTTTTATATGGATGATGTAGCTTTCGAGGAGCTTCCTGTCACTAATGCAGTACAAGACGGGGATACACCTCTAACGCTTCGCAAGCATGGGAACTGGGTGCATATCACAGGAGCTGTACGATCAGTTAAAAACCGTCAAGTAATTGCACGTATCACTCCAGATATTGCACCTCATCAGGATTCTTACTTTGCGGCAAGTGCTTTCCTGTCCTCTAACGTTAACTTACCTGTAGCAGTTACAGTGTTAGTAACTAAGGACGGAACTATCTCTATGTATCTCACAGAAGCTACGACTCACTATGTAGCATTCTCGCTATCATATCCAATTAAGTGATAACGAGCAGAAAAATATAATTAGTTAAAAAGGAGATGAGAACATTGGAAGAACAGGTTTTCAATGTAATGCTATCACAGGGCGCTTTTGGCGCTCTTTTTGTTTGGCTTTTATTCTCAACAAGGAAAGAGAGTAAAGAGTTATTAGATTCTACTCGTCAAGAAAATAAAGAGCGAGAAGATAAGTATCAACAAGTCATTGAAAAGAACCAGGAAGTCATTGAAGAACAAGCTAAATCATTTGGTTCTCTATCTAAAGATGTATCAGAAATCAAACAAATTCTTGGTACGAAAGGTGAGAAATAA